GTATAAAGAACTCTTTCAATTATTTCTTGTAATTCTTTATAAGCCTTAGTAAACCCGCTTGTGTCAATACTAAAAGTATCTTTAAAAGCATTTTTAACTGCAAGAAAAGCTAAGTAAGCATCTGACCTAAAAATAAAGATCTCATCACCAATAAGTCTTAGGTTATTTGCAAAAGTTCGTCTAAAATTATAAACAGCATCGGTAACTAAATTAATGCCAGTAATAATAACTTGAGAAAACCCAACTTCTTGATCTACTGCAGAAATAGCTGCAACAAATTCATTCTTGAATACAGTAGTTGCTTGATCAATAGTTGTTGCAATCAACTTAAACTGTTCATCAACAGCTATGCCTTGAGATAAAAGTGCGTCTAGAATAACTTGCGTTGTTAAAGCACCTTCTTCACCTAACTTCTTAAGAGCGCCTAGCTCTACACCAATACCATCAGCAATTGCTTGGGCTACTCGTGGAATTTGTTCTCTAACTGAGTTAAGTTCTTGTCCTCTAAGTTCACCAGAGGCAAGACCTTGGCCTAACTGTACAAGTGCTGCTCTTGCTGATTCAGCAGAAGCACCTGAAATAACAGTAGCCTTTTGAATTGTTTCTGTAACTTCAAGGAGTTGTCCTGGGTCTACGTCTTTAATTGCTAGCCCAAAACGGTTAAATACCTCAACTGCTCCACCGATTTCGGTTCTAGAACGAGCAGAGATATCATAAAGTTTTTCTAAAGTACCAGTAACATTACCCACTTCACCAGTAACTAGTCTAATTCTGTTTTCGAAGTTTTTAACAGAGTCGGTAGCTCTTGAAATACCTTTTACTACTTGAGTAGCAGCGAAAGCACTAGTAATACCAATAGCTAAATTTCTAAAGGCACCAACGGCTCTACTAGCTGTTTTATCTAGATTTGTAACAGATCTTTCTAATTGCCCTAGATCCTTTCGGGCTTGAGTCGTATTAGCACGGACTCTAATTTCTACACCACTCATACGTGACCTCCTTAATAAATTAGCCCCCTAACGAGTTCCCGATACAGGAAGCCATCAGAGGGCTAATTTTTAATTAGGGGTAATCAAGCCTATCTTCATTAAGACTTGCTCAATAAAGTATCTAGGCGCTTGCTTACTATGTCCTTGGTTAAGAACTGAAATGTATTCAACAGGGTTTTCAATTACCCCTTCAACAAACAAAGAACTATTCTTTCTTTTTCTGCTTTTCCAACCAGAACGAGCCTTGCCTGTATCAACAGGAGTAACTACTCGTAAAGTTTCTGTAGCATAATCTATTCTTTGTTCCAGAGACATATTAGCTTGTTCTCGAACTTCTCTTTCAACTCTTTCGAGTTCTTGTTTGAAGTTCACGATATCTAAACTAATTTTATTCATTTATTTTTAAAATCAGGTTTCCAACCTGAATTGTCTCCATTTTTAGCTTTTAGCATTAATTCTAACATTTTACCTTTAGGAACTGCCTGATCGTTCTTTTGTTGCTTTATGCTATTTGTTTTAATCTGTTTTAAAGTTTGGAATATACTTTCGGCGCTTCCTTTTACACCCTGAGAACGTAACATTAAATAAGTTCTTTGGTCTTCTCTCCAACCAACAGGTCTTCTGTGAAAAAACTCAAACCACTTTAAAAGCTCTTCATAAGGCATTTCATCTAAGAGTTTATAAACAGGCATTTTTAACTCATACGCTATTTCGAAAATAGATTCCTCTTTATCAGTTAGTTTCCCTCGGATTGTGCTCCTAAACCTGAGTATGCCATGATACTTTCGGAAAGAACATTTAATTCACCTAAAGGAAAAGTGTTAAAATCTTCATCGGTAAGTTGATCTGCACCAACAACTGCAATTTTAATAACTGATTTTAACAAGTCAATTTGGGCATCATTTGCTTTTGATTTTTCACTTTTTCGTACTAAATCTTGTACTTTAAGAACTTCTGAGACTGATAGTTTTTTAATCTCTACAGACTCTCCCATAAAATCAACCGTTTTTAAAATATTTTTACCAACTAAATGTTTCATTGCAGTTTATCCTTTTCTGTAAACAAATCTTGATTATTAGCTTGAAAGTCATCAAGCATCTTTCTTACTGTGTGTAATACTGATAGAGTTTCTAAACACTCTTTTCCTTCTTTTGAATCTTCTTCAAAATCTTTAAAACGTTCAAAACTCTTTCGAATACTAATGTCTATACTACGCCGCATATGCCTAAACGTAGTACGCATTACAAATGCTTTACTAAATGGTTTATCCATAATATCTCTCTTATTATATAAGTAAGGAAGCCCCCAAAGGGACTCCCTAAAAAGTTTTTTTATGGTAGTGTAGCTGGACCAAAGAAGTCTGATTGAGTAGACAAAGTAACTGTAGCAGTTGTTTGGTCTGTCAATGCAGGGTTGATCAAGATAGCTTCAACTTTACCTTTGAAGTAAAATTCTGTGTTACCATATGTTAGTGCTGTAGCAGCAGTATCTAATGATGCAGCTTCTGTAGTTGCTTCTTCACACATCATAAAGCGGAAATAAACTTGTGTTCCGATTAGAGCATGAATATCTGTCATGTCGTTAGCAACATAGTTAACAGTAACTTCTAGAGTAGGTGCGTCAGACTGGCCTTGCACCTGAGAAGAAGAACTCTGACCATAAACTGGTACGTTAACGATGTTTGCAGGAGTACCAATTGAAGGGAACTCACGAACAGAAGGCATACGGTCTACATCAGCAGCATTTGCTGTTACGAATAGGTCAGCATAACCCGCTGCATTTTCTGATGCAGGTGTTGATGCGCCACTATAAATGTCTAGGTAGGTAAAAATACCTGCGCCTAGGGAATCAATATGAGCCATTTATTATTCTCCATATATTTTAAATGGTATTAAGTATCTAGCACTATAAAGTGCCTTATTAGATGGGTCTAGCCCTTCCACATTCAAATAAGATGTTCCAAGCTCAGTTCCATTTGTTAAACGTTTATTTTGTAAGCTAATATCTAGTATGTCAGAAATCGCCATAAGACGAGATTGTCCTTCACCAGCTTTTACAAAAATCTTAACGGCAACAAGACCTTCAAGTTGCTTTCCACCGCCGTGAGCATTATTTTCACTGTTACTAGGTAATACGTTAAGTCTACAAAACTCGTTCTGATCATCAATAGTACCTTGATAGTTATCAGGATAAATATCGATATTATTTGCAGTCCAAGTTGCGGAACCAAATACAGTTTCAATATCGTCTAAAACATTATCATACATTAGACTTTCTCCTTAGTTAGGATAGCCGTAATAACAAAATTATTGTCAGTATAGTCAATAATGTTATAAACTTTAGAATCAACAGTTAATACATCATATACTGAAATATCAACCCCTGACTTCATAAGAGCCGTAGTTGTAAACCCTTCACCTGAAGGTTTCTGAGTAGATTCAATAATAACGTCTACAGTTTGACTACTAATAGTACTAACTGTTTGTCGAGTATTAAAGTCATAACTAGAAACTGCCTTAGTAGAAAGAGTTCCTTGCTTAACAAGATCACCTGCAGCAGTAAAAGCTTTATCAACAGCAGCAGTTACTTTTGCAGAAAGTGACATTAGTTAGCCCTCCACCAACTGGAACCCATACCGAATGACCCTCTTCGAATAAGTGGTCTTAATGGTTTAATTACAAAAGCTGGTGTAATAGAAATTCTGGTTACATCGTTGTTACTATCAGATAAACTAATTGATCCGATACTAATGCTTTCATAAGTTTGAGTAGTTTGAGCTAACAAGTCTTCATTGTTTAACAAATGTAATGCTTGTTCGTAAACGCCTATTTTTACAAGATCTGGCACAGTAGAGTCTGAAATAGAAATCTCTTGACCCATACGAGGATCATAGTAACGAGCGTTTTTACGAGGCCAAGCAAGAGCTTGAGAAGAGCTAACAGCCGATCCAATCCAAGGATTGTTGTCGATAATTTGTGTAGCAGTTACAAGTGCATCTTCTTTATCGTTATTAGAGGCACTGTCCCAATTTGCAGAGTCAATTCGAGTTTCGAAGTAATCATCTGCATTAGCAACTGTTACATAACTATTAGTATTTAGAACTAAAGCCATTAGCTCCTCCTATTTATTATGAGTGGAAAATAGGTAGAATACCTAGGTTTAGGGCATCCATTTTACGATCCCATGAAGCACTTGCTGCATAGCTTGCGTTTGTTGCAAATGCGTTTGTAGCACCTGCCCAATCGTAGCCCATTGGGTGCATGATGAAGCCGTAACGATACCAAATATTTGTAGAACCGCCACCTGTGTATGCTGCTGCGTCACGATCTACTTCTACTGGTGTAGGAGTCGCAACTGGAGCAAAAGTTACAGAACCTGGCTTAACAACGAAAGTACATTTTGTTGATTCTGCATTTAAGTCGCCTGATGCCGCTGTGTGCATTTGGTTTGCACGAGTCATTACTAGACGGAACTTACCACCAAAGATTGTGCTAAAGTTCAAGTTACCATCTGTAACTGTTGTATCGTCAACCAAGTTGGCTGCACGCATTTCTGCCATGATTTCTGGTGAAGTTACAAGATACATGTAGTCTGGTTCGTAATCTTTGAAGCCCATGCCAATAGCTTGGAATAGACGCTCACCACGAGCAGCACCAATTGCTGTTGAGTCAAACAATTTACGAGCAGTTGAAGAGCCAGCTGCCGCTGTACCAAATACACCACCTGCGTTAATGTCAACAAAGTTACCTGTTGCTGCAGCATCTGCATCTGTATCGTAGCCTACTAGACCACCGTTACCTGATCCACCTGCGTCACCTAGTGCTACTTCATATGCTGCAACACCTTTTAGAAGGTTCATAAGAGCAGTACCTTCGTCATCGCCACGTACTTGTGCAAAGTCACGAGCAATTTTTGCTAGACCGTCTTGCTTTGAAACAACTTCTTGCATGTTAACTTGTTGCGCACCAAATGTACGAACTGTTTTAACATAGTTAGCAATATCTGTTGTGATGTCTGTATATGTACCATCTGTTGCAGATGACAAAGACGCAACATTGATATTTGCTGCTAGTGGTTTGTAGTAACGGAACTGACCGATGAAAGATTCACCATCAGCATTGATGTCGTCACGCTGCCCAACAATACCTGTTGAGTTTAGCTTTTTCTCAGTAGTGTATGCTTCGTCTGCGTATGCAGAAATAGCGAGAGCTACATTTTGAAAATCTGTGTTTGTAATAGCCATAATTATTAATCCTTATTTAAACTATTAGTATGTATAATTACCTAATTGACCTTTTGAGGCCATTGCTAAAACCTCCTCCTGTGTCATTTGAGATAGCGATTTCTTTTCAGTAACATTTGGCGTTCCTGCCGAAGTTGTTGTTCCTGCACCAGAATTTGCTTTAACACGGAAAAGGAAAGAATTGTCTTCATTCTTTGAATAAGCGAGAATAAAGTCTTGAATAGTAGTGCCTGACTTATGAACCCAAGTACCGTTTTCATTTTGAACGAGTTGCTCAACAATATCACGGTAGGCCATTTGACGACTACGCTCATTACGGAAGTCTAAACCACCTAGTTGCGAATTAACTACATTATCACGATTTAACTTCGTGTTCTCTTCTTCGTAGACTTTTAGTTTTGCATTCGCTTCTGCAAGCTTCATTTCTAAAGCTTCCTGCAGCTTTCCTTCTTCTTCTAGCCGCTGAATTTGTTCTTGTTTTTGTTGTTGTTCAATTTCAGCTGCTTTCTTAAGCGCTTCATCACGCTCTTTAGCCATGCGATCCATGTTAGACTTCATTTTAGTAAGTCGTTCTTGGACCTCACGTTCAATCGGATCTACCTCGTCATTGCTTGAAGCTTCAACGGTTTCCTCTTGAACTTCTTGTTCAGTAGTCTCATTGGATTCTACTTCATTTACTGTTTCTTCTTCGAT